ACCCGCCCATGAGGCGGGTTTCGTCTTCCTGGGAGGGAAACACGTGAACCCGAGCAGCGTCTGCAACTGCGGCCGACCAACCCGCGACGACGCCTACGCCTGCGAGGACTGCCTCAGCAGCCTGTTCACCGCACTCGGCGAGATCCCCGCACTCGACGACGAGCTGGAGACCACCATCACCGGCCAGCGCGCCCTGCCAACCGAGGGAGGCGCCGCGTCCGCGGAGGCACCAATGCCATGGAACCAGCGCGCCAGCGACGCCAGACGACACCTGCGGCACACGCTCGTCACCTGGGTACGGCACTGCATCGAAGACGACATCCGCTCATCCGACCCCAACACCGGCTGGCCCGCCGACACCATCGCAGCCATGTCCCGCTGGCTCATGTGGCGCGTCGACGGCCTCGGCCTCAACGACCTCGGACCCGACGCCGTCGAGGAGATCACCAACGCCGTGGCCTCCTGCTGGCGGGTCGTGGACCGACCAGCCGAACGCACCTACCACGGCCCGTGTACCTGCGGCCGAGACCTGTACGCCAAACCACGGTCCACCACCGTGGTCTGCCCCGCCTGCGAGACCGAGCACGACATCGCCGCGCTGGAGACACGCAACCGCGGACTCATCGAGACGAGGCTGTGGACGCTCGACGAGCTGATGACTGCGCTCGGCAGGTTCGGGTTCCGGGTGCCGAGGAAGCGGGTGCAGGAGTGGATCTACCGCGGTCGGCTCGTCGACCACGGCATCCGGGGAGCGCAGCCTGTGTACGCGCTCGCCGACGCTCTCGAACTCGCCGGGCAGTGGGAGGCGCGCCACGCCAGGAGCTCGAGGGTTGTTGCTTGACAGGTTTGCGGATACCCTGTGGTCAGGATTGCTACACGAGTCCGATGAGCCCGAGCCGGTTGGCCGGGCTCTTTGCTTTGGCGGGAGGTTCGCCGTGGCTGAGCGACGCAACGGCAGGACCCGGCGCGAGCGACAGAACGCCGACAACCTCAGGGCCCAGCGGCGTCAGCCGTGTGCCCGGTGCGGACAGCCCATCGACTACGACGCTCCCGTCGGTCACCCTGACTCGTTCAACGCCGGGCATATCAAGCCGTGGATCAGCCATCCCGAACTACGCGAGGACCCGAGCAACCTCAGGCCCGAACACGAGCGCTGCAACAAGTCGGCGCACGAGTCTGAGGGCATCGGGCTCGGGTCTACGTCGCGCAGGTGGTAGGGGCGTATCGATCGCGAGATCAGCGACGTCTGGACCAATGCTCCGGCAGCGGTTCATCTCCCCCCGAGGCTCTGACCCGGGGTCGCGCGAGAGGAGGTCTCGATGAGCGCCGACGAGGACAACATCATCGAGGCAACCGAGCGCGCGATCGAGTCGGCTGACCACCTGACCGATCAGGACGCTGGAGCCGTCGAGGCCCTACGGATGCTCGCCCGGAAGATCGCCGCCTGGGATCAGATCGTTGATTGGGCCCTGGAGGATGCGGCCGGCGAGGGTCGCCCGGTAGTCCCGGCCAATGACAACGTCTCCATCCCGACGTACCTCAAGTACTGCGAGTCTCTCGGCCTAACGCCCGCAGGCCGATCGAAGCTCGCGGAGAAGAAGCCGGAGGGCAAGGGTGGCAAGCTCGGTCGCCTCTCGGCAGTCCCGAAGCCGGCCTGACCGGAAGCGGCTCGGATCCGAGGTCCCGCGGATCTGGACTAAGCCGCTGCGCAAGCTGACGCCGAAGACATCGCTCGGCTTCTCGGTGATCGAGTTCGCCGAGGTTGTCCTGGAGATCGAGCTACTTCCTTGGCAGCGCTGGTTGCTCATCCACATGCTGGAACTGCTGGACGACAACTCGCTGCGCTTCCGCACGGTGATCGTGCTGGTGGCCCGCCAGAACGGGAAGAGCACGCTGTCGCAGGTCATCGCTCTATGGTTCATGTACGTCTACCGCGTCGCCCTGGTGATCGGCACGGCGCAGGATCTCGACGTCGCTGAGGAGATCTGGCAGGGCGCGGTCGAACTGGCCGAGGAGTCCGAGGATCTCGCGCCGCTGATCGAACGCGTCGTGAAGGTCAACGGGAAGAAGGCCCTGGAGGTCGACGCCGACAACGACGGCCGGGTCGACACCCGATACAAGGTCAAGGCCGCCAACCGTCGTGCCGGCCGCGGCCTCTCCGGCGACCTGATTCTGTTGGACGAGCTGCGCGAACACCAGTCGTGGGATGCCTGGGGTGCGATCACCAAGACGACGATCGCCCGCGCACACGCCCTGATCCTCGCTTTGTCGAACGCTGGAGACGCGACGAGCGTCGTCCTCCGCCACCTACGACAGATGTGCATCCGCTCACTGGTCGAAGCGGGCGAGATCGATCTGCGCGGCGAACTGGACGAGGACATCGAGAAGGTCGTCGCCGAGTACGTCGAGGACGGCATCGACGAGGCCGAGGCGTTCGCGAACGGCAACGATGACTCCGTTGCGATCTTCGAGTGGTCGGCCCCGCCCGGCTGCAACGTGCTCGACCGCGACGGTTGGGCGATGGCGAACCCCTCGCTGGGCTACACGATCACCGAGCGGACGCTGGCCTCGGCCGCGCGGACCGACCCCGAGTGGGTGTTCCGCACCGAGTGCCTGTGCCAGTGGTCGGATGGCACGCTCGAAGGCCCGTTCCCGCCTGGCACCTGGGACGCCGGACGCTGGGACAAGGACGACCCGAACCCGCCGCAGATCGTCGGCAACGTCGTGGCCTGCGTGGACATGTCGCAGGACCGGATCAAGACCTACATCTCGTTCGCCGGCCGCCAGGCCGATGGATCTGTTCAGGTGGAGCTGGTCGCCGAACGCGCCGGATCTGCATGGGTGGTCGACTGGCTGCGGGAGCGCAAGGACGTCATCGATGCATGGACGGCGCAAACCCGCGGCGCACCGGTCTCCGCGCTCGTTGATGAATGGGCGAAAGCACTCGACGGCGACATCGAGCATGTCGAGTGGCAGGGATCGGATCTCCCGGGTGGCACCGGCAGGTTCTACGACCTCGTTCGCGAGGGGCAGTTGACACACAACCCGTGGCCCTCGCTCGACCTAGCAGCCGCGACCGCCGTCCCGAAGTTGACCGATGGTGGCGCGTTCATGTGGGACCGGAAGAAGTCCCCGACTGACGTTGCCCCGCTCCAGGCCGCGACCGGTGCCGTCTGGCTGCTCACCCGACCTCGCGAGGAACGCAAGGTCTCCGTCTACGAAACGCGCCGCCTAATGGTTCTCTGATCGGAGGTCGCTCGTGGGCCTCTTCGACAGGTTTCGGCTGCTGTTCGGTGGCACATCAACGGCGCAGGCCCCGGCGTTCTACGGCGGCTGGAGGCTCTCGAACGAGGACTACGAGCGCATCGTCGGGATGCCGCCCGGCGAGGTATGGCGCACCCAGCCCTATCTGCGGATCGTGGTCAACTTCATGGCCCGCAATGTCGCACAGCTCGGCCTCCAGACGTTCCAGCGGCTCGATGACAACGACCGCCAGCGCATCCGCGACGGCGCGCTGGCGACGGCGCTCAAGAGCCCGAACAAGGCGACGACCTCCTACGAGCTGATCTACGGCCTCGTGGCCGACCTGGCGCTGTACGACGTGGCCTACTGGATGCTCTCCGACGACCCGGCCAATCCGATCGTGCGCCTCCCGGTGCCCTGGGTCACCGCGAAGGGCGGCGACGCACTCGGCCCGGCGTGGTACGAGGTTCGCAAGGACGACAGCGGCAACGCCGTTCAGGTTCCGCCGGATCAGGTGCTGGCGTTCCACGGCTGGCACCCGATGGCTCTGTCCTATGGATCTTCGCCGGTCTCGGCGCTCAAGGAGATTCTGGCCGAGCAGGTCGAGGCCTCCCGATATCGCAACGCTCTGTGGAAGCGCGGCGGCAAGGTGGGCGCCGTGCTCACGCGCCCTGCCGGAGTCGAGTGGTCGGACGCCGCACGCGAGCAGTTCCGATCCGACTGGAAGTCACGCTACAGCGGCGATGGCCCGGATGTCGGGGGAACCCCGATCCTTGAGGACGGGATGACGCTCAATCGCGTTGACTTCTCAGCCCATGAGATGGAGTTCATGGATGGCGCCAGGCTGGCGCTGAACACCGTGGCATCCGTTTACCACATCCCGCCGCCGATGGTCGGCCTGCTGGACAACGCGAACTACTCCAACGTCCGCGAGTTCCGCAAGATGCTCTACGGCGACACCCTCGGCCCCGTTCTCGCGCAGATCGAGGACCGGATCAACACGTTCCTGGTGCCGCGCCTGGATCAGCGCGACGGCATCTACGTCGAGTTCAACATCCACGAGAAGCTACAGGGCGATTTCGTCGACCAGGCGACCGCGATGCAGTCCGCTGTCGGCGCCCCGTACATGCTCCGCAGCGAGGCACGGGCGCGTCTGAACCTGCCCAAGGAGCCGGGCTTCGACGAGCCGATCGTCCCGCTCAACGTGCTCATCGGTGGCCAGGCCAGTCCGACCGACTCCGGGGCCCAGAACGTGGATCCAGCGTCGCCCGGGCACGACTCGGAACCGAAGTCCAAGCCTGCCGAGCACGCGAAGGCCGGATCCCCTCAGCGCATCAAGGCAGCAGCCACCAAGCCGCAGCGCGACAAGATCGCGCAGGTTCTCGCTGACTTCTTCGAGCGCCAGGGCAAGAGCGTCCTGTCCCGGCTCGGTGCCGGTGATGACGACTGGTGGGATGCCGACCGGTGGGACAAGGAGCTCGCCTCCGACCTGGCCAAGGTCTCGCACACCATCGTCTCCATCCTTGGCGCCCATGCCGCTGAGGCGATGGGCTACCCGGGCAAGTTCAGCCCGGACGGCACGGTCCATTTCCTTCAGGCCGTCGCGCAGCGCTACGCCGGGAACATCAACGCCACCACCAAAGCGCAGGTGCAGGCAGCCCACGAGGATCCTGACCAGGATCCGGCCGACGTGTTCGAGCAGGCTAAGTCCTCGCGGGCCGTTGGCGTCGCGGCCGGGATCGGGACGTTTGTCGCTGGCTTCGCGACCGTGGATGCGGCCCGCCAGGTCGCCTACTCCGAGGGCGTCACGCCGACCAAGACATGGATCACCGGCGCGAACCCGCGCCCCGCGCATGCCGCGATGGATGGCGAGACGGTCGGCATCGACGAGCAGTTCTCCAACGGCCTCGACTGGCCCGGATCCGGTGGCGACGTGGACGAAGTGGCCGGCTGTAACTGCACCTGCGAAGTGGGGTTCTGATGAAGCTCAAGGACATGACCGTCAAGGTCAAGGCCGGCCCGGATTCCGGGCTCGACAAAGGCCAGTTCACCGCCTACGCCAGCGTGTTCGGCAACGTCGATAGCTACGGCGATGTGGTCCAGCCCGGCGCGTTCGCCAAGACGCTCGCCGACTGGAAGGCGTCCGGGAACCCGATCCCGGTCCTGTGGGGTCACGACATGACCGACCCGTACTCCAACATCGGCTGGGTCACCTCAGCCGAGGAGGACGACAAGGGTCTGCTCGTCACCGCACAGCTCGACCTCGACAACCCCAAGGCACAGCAGGTCTACCGCCTCCTCAAGGGCGGCCGCGTCAACCAGATGTCGTTCGCCTACGACGTGGTCGACGGCGGCACTCAGACCCAGGACGGCAACGACTACTACTCGCTCAACGAGCTGAAGCTCTACGAGGTCTCCGTCGTGCCGATCGGAGCGAACCAGGAGACCGAGATCCTCGCCGTCAAGGCGAACGCCGAAGCACTCGCCGCCTCTGCGAAGGCGGGCCGAGTGCTGGCACAGAAGCACCTCGCCGCGCTCAAGAGCGCGCACGAGGCCATCGGCGCGGTCATCGCCGCAGCCGACGACAGCACCGACCCAGGTGCGAACGACCAGGAGAAGGCCAGCGGTCACACCGAGGCCAAGTCCAAGACCACCGACGAGGAGCCGACCGGTCAGCCGGCGGCCAAGTCGAACGTCGAGGACGAGGAGCCGAGGGTCAACCCGTCCGCCAAGCGACTGGCAGCCGACATCCGTATCTACGCGCTCATGGGCGCAGAAGGGGGTTCGTGATGAACCTCAAGGAGATGCGCGCCGCTGCTCTCAAGGCGGCGCAGGAGATCACCGCGAAGGCCAAGGCCGAGGCCCGCGACCTGACCGACGAGGAGACGACCGAGGTCGAGGCCAAGCTGGCCGAGGTTGCCGACATCGACAAGAAGATCAAGGGCGAGAACCTCGTCAAGTCCGTCGCCGCGCTCGGCACCGCCGAGCCCGAGCCCGAGGGCGCCGACACTCCCGCCAAGAGCCTCGGTGAGCACTTCGTCAAGTCCGTGGGTGAGCAGTTCAAGGCCGCCCGCGGCGTGTCCGGGGCGACCGTATCGGCGCCCGAGTTCATGCCGAGCGCCGCGAAGGCGAACACCGACACGCAGGCGCGTCCGGCCTCGGCTGCCCCGTGGGCGACCGAGTTCGACACGAGCATCGTCACCGCCTACCGGCGACCGCTGGTGGTGGCCGACCTGCTCGGCTCCGGAACCCTGTCGGGCAACTCGATCACCTACCTGATCGAGGGCGCGCTGGAGGGCGACTTCACCACCGTCGCCGAGGGCGGCGCCAAGCCGCAGATCCACTTCGCCGACCCGACCACGGTCACCGAGACGCTCAAGAAGCTCGCGGCGTTCGTGAAGTTCACCGACGAGATGATCGAGGACTTCGATTTCATCGTCTCCAACATCAACAACCGGGCGCTCTACCAGCTCAGCCTCGTCGAGGAGAACCAGCTCCTCTCCGGTGACGGCACCGGGCAGAACCTGCTCGGCCTGCTCAACCGCTCCGGCATCCAGACCGAGACCGCTGCCTCCGTCACCGTCGCCGGCGACGACAACGCCGACGCCGTGTTCCGGGCGATGACCAAGATCCAGACCGCCACCGGGTTCTCTCCGGACGGGATCGTGATCCACCCGCTGGACTACCAGGCGTTCCGTCTCTCCAAGGACGGCAACGGCCAGTACTTCGGCGGCGGCTACTTCGAGGGCCAGTACGGCAATGGCACGATGATGATGCAGCCTCCGCTGTGGGGTCTGCGCACCGTCGTCACCGCTGCCGCCACCGCCGGCACCGTCGTCGTGGGTGCGTTCCAGCAGGCCGCGACCGTCTACCGCAAGGGCGGCGTCCGCGTGGAGACCACCAACTCCCACGCGAGTGACTTCACGAGCAACCTCGTGACCACCCGCATCGAGGAGCGGCTCGCGCTGGAGTGCAAGTTCCCGGCGGCGGTCTGCAAGGTCACCCTCGACAACGACGCCCCGGCCGGTGCGTGATGGCTGACGCCCCGGCGATGAAGGAGTACGTCGTCGACATCGGCGGCATCCCCCACACGGTGCTGCTCACCGACGAGGACGCCAAGCGCTACGGCGACAGGGCCACTCCCGTCAAGGCCAAGACGCCGGCAAACAAGGCTCGCAAGCCGGCCAACAAGTCCGGCGGCGAGTCCTAACCAGTGAGGCGGTGACCAGATGCCCGACACGACTACGGCCGCTCAGGCTCTGGTCACCGCCTACTGCGGGTGGCACATCGCGCCCGGCGTCTCGGAGACGCTGACGCTTGACGGAACTGGTTCGGGAACGATGTTGGTCCCCAGCCTGCACATCACCTCGTTGACCGAGGTCACCAACGAGGGAATCACCCTCGACCCCGTCACCTACGACTGGTCCGCTGCCGGAATCATCGAACTGCGGTGCGGACGGTTCACCCATCGCCTTCGAGGCGTCACTGTCACTCTGACTCACGGGTATCCAAACATGCCAGCCGATGTGCAGGCGGTCATCGACCGCATCGACGCCCGCGGTACCGACGACCCGGGGGTGCTGGCTCAGGTCGGCCAGGTCCGCTACGCGACCACCGCTAGTGGGACTGCGGTCGGTGCATCGCTCACCGATCTCGACCGGGCCATCCTCGACCGCTACAAGCTTCCGCCGCGGCCATGATCCTCGGTCCGCACACCATCACCCGGATCCGGACCGGCGACTCGCCAGGCAACGATGCTCATGGCAACCCGATCCCCGGCGATGAGGACCGCCTCGACATCACCGGCTGCTCGGTCCAGCCCGTGGTGGGCGGGATCGACACGAACAACCGCTGGGCGATCACCACCGTCTGGACCGTCTGGGCGCCGCTCGATGCGGACGTGCTCGACACCGACGAGATCGCCTATGCCGGCACCACCTATCTCATCGACGGTTCCGTGCAGCGCTGGGACTTCTCCGGGCTCGGCCACATGGTGATCCCGCTCAAGGACACGGAGGGCTGAGGCATGGCAGGCAAGCTCCGCGTCGAGGTCAACAGCCAAGGTGCCGCCGCGATCCTCAACTCCCCTGCCGTCGCCGCCGACCTGCTGCGCCGCGCCCACGCCATCGCGGACGCCTCCAACGCCGAGTCTGAGTGGGGCGGCTACAACGCTGAGGACGCCTCTGGAAAGCGGGCGCGGGCCAAGGTCTGGTGCGAGAATGCGGCCGACGAAGCCCGTCAGCAGCGCCTCATCAAGAACCTCGACGCTGGGCGTAGCTGATGGCCGGGTGCGTCGTCAGGCTCGCGGTCGTCGTGATGGAGCCAGACACAGACGCTGCGAGCGAGTGTCCGGACTGCGGCTTCGATTCTGTCCTCGACTTCCCGGTCTACTACCTCAGCGAGGTGGGGGTCGGGCGCGCCCTGATGGACTACCGAGCCTGCATCCGATGCTCCGACGTGGAGGACGACTGATGCTGCTCCCCGTCGACATCGAGGCCGAGGTCATTACGATCCTCCACAGCCTGGCGGGATCGGTAGCCACGAAGGTGCCCAACCCTCGCCCGTCGACGAAGACCTACATCCGTGTCACCCGCGCGGGAGGAACCGGCCTGAACGCCGTCCAGTCAGCTCCGACCGTGCTCATCGAGTGCTGGGCGCCGACCGACATCGCTGCCTTCAGCCTCGCCGCGAGCGCCTACGGACGCCTTCTCGACACCTACGGCACAGCGGTCTGGGGCGGCCGCGCATCGCTCACGGAGCCGGTGAACTTCCCCGACCCGGATACGTCGAGCCCGAGGTACCAGTTCATCGCCACCATCACGTCGTCACTGGAGGCCGCATGACCAAGAAGCAGTCCGTGCTCAAGGGCGAGAGCGGCCCTGAGTTGGTCGATCCGCCCAAGGGCTCCAAGATCGCCTCCGCCAAGACGCGCACCGTCTACCATCCGACGCTCAACGCCTCGCGTGAAGTCCCCGCCGCGAAGGTCGAGGACTGGCGCGCGATGGGCTGGCGGCTCACGAAGCCAGAGCCGAAGACTCCCGCCGCCGCGGCGGATCAGGGCCAGCACTCTGATGAAGGAGATCACTGATGGCACAGAACGCTGCCAATGTCGCTGCGGCCAACCCGGTCGTCACCGGCGGCCTGCTGTGGGGGCCTCCGGGCACAGCCCTGCCGACCGATGCGACCACTGCGCTCGCTGCGGCCTACAAGCCGCTCGGCTACATCTCCGAGGACGGCATCCAGCCCTCGGGGGACGCCGCCTCGACCGATGACACCGTCGCCTGGGGCGGAGACGTCGTCGCCCGGCTAGTCACACAGAAGCGCGCCGACCGCTACACGTTCAAGCTGATCGAGGTGCTCAGCGACGACGTCCTGACGTTCCTGTTCGGCGAGGACAACGTCACCGTCACCCCGGCGGCCGGAGACACCCCCACCCTGATCGCGGTGGCCGACAACGGCGGCGACCCGGCCGAGGGCGTGTTCGTGGTTGAGGCGTTCTACAAGGGCATCAAGATGCGCCGCGTCATCCCGAACGGCTCCCCCATCCTCAATTCCGAGGATCCGCTGACCCACTCGGCCATCGGCGGATACGAGGTCGAGATGGCCTGCCTGCCCGACGACAGCGGCAACCGCCAGTACCGCTACTACGCCAAGGATGACGCCCCCGGCGCCTGACATACCACCGGGGCGCGGTAGCTCGCTGGCCCGCCGCGTCCCGGTGCAACACCCATGGCCAGCAGCCAGCGATAGAGAGGCCAGCAGATGACCGACGTACCCGAGGACGCCAAGCAGCCCGAGGACCATAAGCCGAAGCAGATCGCCGTCGACGAGACGCTGACCGCGACCGTGGATGGCATGGAGATCACCGTGCCCACCGACGCGATGGATGACTTCGAACTGCTCGACGACATCGCCCGACTCGACGGCGGGGACGCCACCCGCTTCCCGTCGATCCTGCGCCGGCTCATCGGCAACACGCAGATGCGCGATGTGCTCGACCATCTCCGCGATGACGAGACCGGCCGCATCACTGTCGAGCGCGGCTCCGAGTTCGTGCGCGACCTGCTGATGGAGCTGCGCCCAAACTGATTCTGCTCGCGACGCTGATCTCCCGGCATCGCGGGCCTCTCGCAGCAGACCTGCGTCGGTACTACGGCCTCTCGCTGGCGCACATCCGTGAGTACGGCATCCCAGCATCCGAGCTGGCTGACTATGTCGCCAATCTCCCCGCCGACTCAGCCGTGCGGCGCACGACCGATGAGCACTGGTGGATCACGCCCGAGGTCGCCGTGCTGAACGAGCTGGAGCACCGCCTCCGCATCCTCGCCTGGCAGCGGACCAAGGATGGCCAGCGCGAGCACCCGCAGCACTATCCCGAGCTGCGCGACCTGACCGCCAAGCCGGCCGAGACCGACAAGCCCGACGCGATGACCCGAGACGAGCTGAGACAGCGACTCGGCTGGGACTGAGGAGGCGAACATGGCTGGTGGCGAAGGCGTGGAGCTGGCCACGGCGTACCTCTCACTGGTCCCGAGCATGAAGGGCACCGAGAAGACCATCGCATCCCAGGTCGGAGGCGCCACCAAGGCAGCCGGTGCCCAGGCGGAGAAGGACATCGCTGGCGGCATCACCAAAGGCGGCGAGTCCGGCGGCAAGGGCCTGCGCGGCTTCCTCTCCAAGCAGTTCGGAGGACTCGGCGAAGAGTTGTCCGGGGGCATAAAGGCTGCTCTTGGCGGGCTCGTGATCGGAGGAGCGCTCAAGGGCCTCTACGATCTTGGCTCCGAGTTCGACGACATGGCCGACACCATCCGCGTCGGCACCGGCGCGACCGGCAAGGCACTCGACGGCCTCGTGTCGGATGCCAAGAAGGTCGGCAGCGAGGTCCCCGACTCGTTCGAAGAGGTCGGGCAGACCGTCGCCGATCTGAACACCCGGCTCGGACTCACCGGGCCGCAGCTCCAGAAGCTGTCTCGGCAGTTTCTTGAGGCCGGGAAGATCACCGGCCAGGCGCTCGACGTCAACAAGTTCACTGCCGCGTTCAATGCCTTCGATGTCCAGGGCGGCAAGACCAGTGACGTTCTCGACGAGTTCTATCGCGTCTCGCAGGCAACGGGTATCGGGATGAATGACCTAGCGACTCAGGTCGCGAATCAGGCACCGATCCTCAAGCAGTTCGGGTTCAGTGCGGACGACTCCGCCGAGCTGGTCGGAACGCTCGACAAGGCCGGCATCAACGTCAGCCGAACCATGGCCACCCTAAGCCCTGCCATGATCCAGTTCGCCAAGGCCGGGAAGAGCCCGAAGAAGGGCCTCGAGGACACCGTCAAGCAGATTCAGGCATTCACGAAGGCCGGAGACGACGCCTCCGCTCTCAAGCTCGCCGGATCGATCTTTGGCACCCGTGGTGCGAGCCAGTTCGTCGGAGCTCTGAAGTCGGGCAAGGTCAACCTCGACAACCTCAAGAAGTCAACCGGTGAGACGAAGGACACCATCGACAAGGCCACCGAGGACACCGACGACTTCGCCGAGAAGTGGAAGATCTTCACCAACCAGCTCAAGCTCAAGCTGGAGCCGGCTGCCAGCGAGGTCTTCAACCTGATGTCGGAAGGCATGGACTACCTGTCTGACCATTCCAGTGTCCTCAAGGAGATCGCTGCTGGCATTGGTGCCATCGTCGCGACCTGGGCTGCCGTCAAGATCGTGAATGGCATCGCGGCGACCTACTCAGCAGCCGTCCAGGTCATCGCGGGGGTCACCAAGGTGTGGGCGGCCGGTCAGGCGATCCTGAACGCCGTGATGGAGGCGAACCCCATCTTCCTCATCATCGGCGGCCTCGTAGCACTAGGTGCGGCGCTGGTCGTCGCCTACAAGAAGAGCGAGACGTTCCGAGACATCGTCAACGGTGCATTCGGCATCATCAAGAGTGCAGCCGCCGCAGTGGTTGGCTTCTTCACCAACGACGTTCCCGCCGCTTTCGGGGCAGTCAAGAGCGCCGCAAGCAGCGTCATATCTTGGGTTAAGGGTCACTGGTCGGCGCTCACGGGAATCCTTTCGGCGCCTATCGGTGCTGCGGCTGATGCGATATCCGGTAGTTGGAACGCGATCGTCGGCGGAGTGAAGTCCCTCATCGGAAAGATCAGAGGCCTCGCGGGGAATTTCGGTGATGCCGGCCGGGCGCTGATCCACGCTTTCGTGGACGGCATGAAGAACGCTGGCGGGATCATCTCTGGGATCGCTGGCAACGTGTGGGACGCAGTCAAGAGCCTGCTGAACTCGGCCATCTCCAAGATCAACAGTGCGCTCGACTTCACGATCCACATCCCCGGCCCGGACATCCACATCAACGCCGGCAAGATCCCGCACTTTGCCGCCGGCACGAACTTCTACCCTGGCGGGATCGGACTGGTCGGAGAGAACGGCCCCGAGCTGGTGTCCCTTCCGCGCGGCTCGCAGATCACTCCCGCTCGGCAGACGGCCGCCATGATGCGGGTGGCAACCCCGGCCTCCACGGCGTCCGCGTCGTCGAGCGATCAACTGGGCCTGATCGAGCGCGTGCTTGAGGCAGTCTCGCGGCAGCCCCACGTGCTGACGATGACCCCACGGACTGGCGCCGCGATGCTCCAGTTCCAGCAGAACGCGCTGGGTAACCTGGTCTAGAGGCCGAGGATCTGAGCCTTCTTGGCCGAGAACTCGTCTTCAGTCAGAATCCCCGAGTCGCGCAATTCCGCCAACTTCCTAATTTCATCGGCGTCCGATGAGATCTGGGGCGGGGCCGCATGTTGATGCAGTTGGGCGGAGTCGATCCCTTCTTGGATCACTGAACGAAGATGACTGGCCAGTACATGCGCGGTTCGGAACTGGAGTGTCGCGCCAGGTCCGACGATATTGACGTTGCTGTAGATCGCGCCCGCTTTGGTCGCACTCACAGCAGTGATTCGGTCGTATCGCCAAGCCTCCATGCCCGCACCTTTACGGGTGAAGGTACCGACCTTGCCGTGATCAACGAACTCGATGCGGTCGGGAAATACGGCGAGTGTCTGCCAGTGCGAATCCTTGGAGAGTGATCGGTCGACGAAGACCGCGCCGTCGACATTGATCCCCGCCTTGGCTGCCTTCTTCCGAGCCTTGCTGTCGTCCATGTCACGCACCCTAGACCCGCAGAGCGGAGGGCGTCAGGTGATCTCCAACGGCTCTCCGTTCTGGCTTCAAGTCTTCGGTCGCTGGTACCGAGCTGAGGGCGTGGAACGCGGGG